GGGTAACGGGGGGTAACGGGGGGCCGTTTTCTATACTCTGTTTAAGGGGGGAATAGGCGTGAATAGGGGGTCAATTTACTCTGTTTTTCGGCGGGCCTACTCTGTTTTTAAGTAGAAAGCCGTGAATACGGGTTTAATATACTCTGTTTTTCGGCACGTGGGCTAAAAATAGGGCGTTTTACTACTCTCGTTTTAGGTTGAACCCCGTGAAGCGTTACCCCCCCCCCTTATCAAGCCGTTGACCCGTTACCCCCCCCTAACTTGTAAGTCATTGTTTTCATTCAACCGTTACCCCCCGTTACCCCCCGTTACCCCCGTTCCCTTAGAGGCTACGGCCGGCGGTAGGGTCATGCTCAACTAGGACCCTCCAAGGGAAATATACGGTTACGGGTAACTCCAAGTACTAAGCTATTATAAAGGTTAGGGTTTTAGGCGTTACCCTCCCCCGTTACCCCCCCCGTTACCGTCCTTTAGGGGGGTAACGGGGATATGAACTTGGAAATATAGCGCTCAAGGCGCTGCGCGCAAAGCTTTTTGGGCTTATCATTGCGGCTATTTTGGGGTAAGCTGCTCGTCCATTGTACGCTCGGAGTTCCAATGATAGCTTGGCACGTTGCGTTGACTTGGCCCGGTCGTGAAGGATACGCGTTGCGCAATCTTATGGGCGTGACCGGCACCGCGGGATGTGCGCCGCCGGCCACGGAACCGCCGGATTGGGCGACGCACCGTTATGCGACGATCTGGCCCCGCTGGGTCGAATGTCGAAAGATACGTAACAAGGATCACGAGATCGTCCGGTCGTTCGCCTCTGGTATGGTGCTGGTCCGGTTCGAGGCCGCGGACCCGCAAGCTTGGCACGACGTCAGAAGCCGCTGCGGCGACGGTACCCGGTTCATCGGCGGGGAATATCCGGACCCGGTGCCAGAGATCCAAATTGAGAAGCTCATGCGAGAAGCGCTTTCCCCCGATGGGCTTATCCCTAAGCCGACGAAGGTCGTAAGCGGCGTTGCGTTTGAGTTGAACGAACTCGTTCGCATGACCCATTCGCTATTCGAAGGTCTGATCGGCCGGGTTGTTTGGGTGGATGAGGACGGTGGGGGCCATCGAATTTCCCTGACTTTCTTTAATCGGATCGTTAATCCCTGGTTCCCGGTCGGCGTCAACGCGTTTGAGAAACTCGATGCTTCGGAGCTGGAACCGGGAAGCGTGAGTCGCCGCCGGGCCACGAAGGCGCCGCAATACGGTGGGCGAAACGCGGAACGTCGAATTGCGGCTGTCGGCTAAGTTTTTCGTTGACGCTGCCACGGATCGAGCGTAGTATTCGACATTCCCTGCTTGATGATTGAAAAGGAATAACAATTGATGCAACATATAACAAGAATTGGAGGTTCATGGGGAAGTGGACCTGAAAGTGCTGACAGATTTTGTAAGTTGAGAGTCGTCGATGACCAAGGTAAAATAATAAGAAAACTAAATATTTATGAATATTTCTTTGGTCGAGCCAGTAAAGAGATATGGGAATCACATGAACTGATCAAAGAGGTTAAAGAAGGAAGAATCAACTTCTCTCGTTGTCATAATATTAACCGTTTATGTTTGTTCGAGAATGGTCCAATGACCACTATATTTATAATACTAACATTAATAATCTCTTCTTTGATATTTTTAGGAATGCTACTGGCTCAACCCTAAAAGGCGCCTGAGGGCGGGCACGAATTTCGGCTGCTGGCTAAATATTTTTTCGTTGACGCTGCCAAGGGATCGAGTGTAGTATACGACCCATGGACAACACACTCCCATTCGACGGTGCAGATACACTTGGGACGTGCGTGCGGTCTGCGACATCGCACCGGGCGATAAGGTTGTTTTTGCTAAGTATGATCCGGCCGACGCTCCATGTAGATATGCGTTTGATGACAGCAATCAGCCCGATGATCCGGCAGCAAAAGAGGGCCGTAACGTGTTGACGTGGTGGGATATCGTCGGTTTTATCTGGGCCGGGTTTCTATTCTCGGCTGAAGGTGTGATGTTTTACGCAATGTTCGCGTTGAGTTATAACTGGTGGTTGCCTAAGTGGTTTGACGGCGACGGGGTGTGACGTGACAAAAACTTGTCCGTGTGGGGGTGTGTAGCGTGAACATCAGCCTGGGCGTCGGCATCAACTCGTGAAGGCAATCGAAGGCATGCGCGATTGGGACGAGGCCATCGCACCGCCTTTCCCCGAGACCTGGTCGAGCTCTCGATGCGACCGAGCAAGCCTACCGTCGCTCCGACGCGCTCGCCCGGCGGGCGCCGATCATGTCGGCGTGGGCGGATTTCTGCACCATGCCGACGCCATCCGGCGAGGTGGTGCCCCTGAGGGGAGCGGGATGAACCTGATCTACACGGTCGACGGCCAAATCTTTCGCGTCCCGGAGCGCCCAGCGCATAACCCCTGGCAGAAATGCGGCTTTGTCGCCGAGCCCTTCCGGGCGTTCCAGCCGCCGTGCGCGCTCTGCGGCAAATATCCCCCGCCATGCCCGCTGCAGGAATTCGCCGCGATGGAACCGGAGAAGACGCCATGATCGTAAAGGTCTGGGTGACGCTCGGGCTCGTCGGCTGCCATCGGGAAACCGAGATCGAATTGCCGGACGACGCGACCGACGAAGAGATCGAGGCAGAAGCGCGCCGCGATGTTCGAACTGATCGAATGGGGCTGGAACAAGACATGAGATCGATGGGCGAGACGACCGACTGCAAGGGCTGTCGCTTCTGGTCGGAGATGATCGCGCGCAGCTACGGCGGGCCAGTCGAGGCGCTCTGCCTCAGCGGCGATGGCCCGCTCGCCGGTCACTACGTGACTCCGCGCATGACCTGTACGGCCTGGAAGTCGGGCCATCACGGCGCGGTCGATGATCCTCCCGACTACGGCGAGGCGACCCGCGCTCTTTACGCGGAAGAGGACGGGCCGCCGCCCTGATCCACGTCATCTATGAGGAGACAAGCATGATTGCGATCTGGAAATACGAGCTTGCCCTAAAAGAACGTCCAGTCCTTGACCTGCCGCGCGACGCTAAAATACTGCACTTCGACAACCAGAGTGAGCGCCCTTGCATCTGGGTAGAGGTGGTGGACGCCGCGGTCGCATGGGACACGGCTCCACGCAAGTTCCGGCTTGCCGGGACGGGGCATGAACTCGGCTCCGAGCGCCGCGAATACATCGGCTCTGCTCTCTTCTCCGGCGGCGCCCTCGTGTTTCACCTCTATGAGATTTTTTGAGCCTATGAAAAAAGCCGGGCGCGCCGACCCCAGAGCCGACCTGGACGAACGCATGCGATACAAGGGCGACCTGAGCGTTGCTCACGCCGGAGACAACATGACGGCGCTTGCGCGGAGCGCCCTACGTCAACGGGCGGACTATACGCATAAGTTCAATCTCCGCACCGGGCGGCACGGATGGTTGCGCCTCACTCCGGCTTACTCGGTCAAAATTGTCGAAGAGCTGATCGGGAGTTTCAGTGCGCCGCTGAGGGTTCTCGACCCATTTTGTGGGACTGCGACCACGGCTCTGAGCGCGGCCTATCACGGGCACACGGCCGCCACTACAGATGTAAATCCGTTCCTCGTCTGGCTCGGCCGCGCAAAGACAGCGGACTACTCACAAGCGACAATCGCTGCCGCTCGCGACGCGTGCACGCGTGCCCTGCGGCTTGTGGACAAAAGGGCTGTGCACCCTGTTCCTGAACCGCCTCTACACAACATCGAGAGATGGTGGCCCCGCGACGCGCTGATGTTCTTGCGCCTCCTTCGGGCGGCGATCATTGCTGTTGCGGCCTCTGGTACGCAGGAAAGGGACCTTCTCGATATCTCCTTCTGCCGAACCTTAATCAAGCTGTCGAACGCCGCTTTTAATCATCAGTCGATGTCGTTCCGGGATTCGGCTCAAATATCGCTGCATCTTGACGACGATCGAGCTACTTTCTTTAGAGATGATGTCGACTTTGTTCTTGAGGGAGCGAGCGTCAACCCGTCTGGGTCATGCTCTATAATAGAGGCGGATTCTCGCAATCTTCGTGATCACCTAACAGGCACCTACGATCTTGTAGTCACGTCACCGCCTTACGCCAACCGGATGTCGTACATTCGGGAGCTGAGACCTTACATGTATTGGCTCGGCTACCTCGTGAACGGTCGCGACGCCGCCGAACTCGATTGGGGTTCGATTGGCGGGACGTGGGGAGTTGCAACCAGTCGCCTTATGGATTGGAAGCCAACCAGTAAAGGGCGCTATCACTCTCAGGAACTAGATGAGGTTGCAGAGAGGATCGCGCACGAGAAGAACGCTAATGGCCGCCTGCTCTCAAACTATGTAGCAAAATATTTTCAAGATATGTGGATGCACTTAGGGCAATTACGCACAGTTCTCTCGCCGTCTGCCAAGGTGCACTACATCGTAGGAAATTCTACATTTTATGGCGTTCTGCTTTCTAGTGAAAAAATATACGCCGACATGCTTTCACGTCTTGGATTTACCGAAGTGAACGTTAGGGCTGTTCGTAAGCGCAATTCAAAAAAGGAACTCGTCGAGTTCGATATCTCTGCAACGTTTCCGGGCTAGACCGTGGCTCTAGATTTGGGACTTACATACTTGACTCCCTTTGAACCAATCATTCGGGAGCCTTTTTCTCGATCTTTATCAGCCGGTAAGCCGCGCGTTTCCGCTTTCTCGCCGGTTTGGATTTGGGCTTCGGCTTGTAGGACAGCACGAGATGCACGAAGCGGTTCAGGGCTTGCGCACGATCGTGATCGAAGACACTGGCGTAAAAAACAAAAATTTCGGCGGCCGGCTGAAATTTTTCGCTTTACGGACGTTTCGTTTTCGGGTATATGACCAGTTCTCGATCGAAGCTTGGGCTCGACGCTTATCGTCGCAAGAGGCCGCTTCGGACCGATACAGTTGGCAGCGGAGCAATGCTCTGTTGCAAAGTGCGGTGCATTGCCACCGATTGCTGCGGCGCCTTTTTGGGAGATCCCCAGGCAATGCTTTGGATCTTATGATCGCCCAAGCTCTCGCGAGCGGCGTTTCTCGAATTTGAGCGACGCGCACCCCCGATCGACCACGTAAAGTATGGTTATCGAGGCCCTGCCGGTTCGTGCCTCCGTGATAAAAACGACCGGCCGCTTATTCACATGAAAACCTATTCCCCATCCCCCCGCCCGCCGGGCAAGGTCCTCGCGCCGAATCGCTCCCTCGATCCCGATCGTCGTAGGTTCATAGACGCGTTCGTAACCACGAACGATTGGCTAGAAGCCGAGCGCCGAGCTAAGCTCGCGCCCGGTACGGGCCGTCGTCTCATGGGCGAGCTTAGCGTGCTGCGGGGCATCGAGGCGGCCCGGCGTAACCCGAGCGCTCCGCAAGCCAACGCGGCGTATGTCAAGGCGTGCTGGCTACGGGTCGCCGCCGCTGACCGTCGCGAGCTCAGCGAGTACTGGCAAGTATGCTGCCGGCATTGCTGGGGCGAACGCCATCACTACCAGTGGCGCGACGAGGAAGAGTACAACGAAGCGCTGCGTAAGCACAAGCAAGATTGGAAGCTCGACGACCTGGGCGGCTACGGCTACACGATCAACCGTACGCCGATGCGCGGCCCGGACTACGTAGCCTTCATCGAGCGGGTATGCGAGGAGAGCGAGCGGTCGCCGCCGCGTTACCTCGCGGCGAACTCCGATCACGATTGCCCGCGGTGCTTTGGGCACGGCGAGGGACGCGCGATCTATCACGACACGCGCTATTTGAGCCCGGCCGGCCGGGCGATCTTTCTCGGGGTTAAGAAGACCGCGGGCGGTGGTATCGAGATTCAAACTCGGGACCCGGACCACGCGCTTACGCAGCTCGGCAAGCATTTGGGCATGCTCAATAACCGCGAGACGATCAAAACCCTGGACCCGGCGTTGATGACGAGAGAGAACCTCATTGCTGCCATCGCTGGATACACTGAGCTCCATGGACCAGACGGAGCTGACGAAGACGTACCTCTCTTGCCTGCAACATCAGCTGTTGGTGCAGGAGAATAATCTTGACGATATCGTCGCGCGTCATCGGGGTCAACCGCTAGGTTTTATCATTAATGGTTTGCGTCAGCTCCGCGGTTCATCGTGGAATGTTTGGCGTATTGTGCTAAAGGCGGCCTACGGTTATGGTCTGACCGGAGACGAATTGCCGATTTTCAAAGAGATTTCGGGTGGGCGTGAGCCGCCGAAACGACGCGTTAAAGAGCTCTGGTTGATCGTTGGTCGCCGCGGCGGCAAGGATTCGGTGACGAGTTTAATCGCCGCGCAGGCAGCTTGCTATGCGGACGAAGGCGTGGCGTTACGGCCTGGTGAGCAGGCGCTCGTGGCGTGTTTTGCGACGGATCGCCGACAAGCACAGATCATCTATAATTATACCAAAGCGTACTTTGAGCAAATACCGTCGTTACGTCGGTTTTTGGCGAAGAATTTAACCGCGGGCGTGCAGCCGATTATGTTGCAGAACGACGTGCAAATCGTCGTGGCAACGTCGAATTTTCGCGCCCCGCGCGGCTGGCCTATCGCGATGGCTATCTTTGACGAGATAGCTTTTTGGCGAGACGAAGAGAGCGCAATCCCGGACGCTGAAATCTATGCTGCCGTACTCGGTGGTATGGGCACGCTCCCTAATGCGATGATCGTCGGGATCAGCAGTCCGTATCGTCAGAAGGGTTTGCTATTCGATAAGTGGAAACGCCATTACGGTAAGGAATCGGATGACGTTCTCGTCATTCAGGGTCCGACCACGACGTTTCACCCGACGTTCGATCAAAGCGTGATCGATCGGGCGATGATGGAAGACCCCGAGAAAGCCGGGGCCGAGTATTATGCCCGTTGGCGGCGAGACCTTGCCGATTACGTGGACCGGGAAGTCGTGGAGAGCGCGGTCATAAAGGGTCGCGCGCTGATTCCCTGGAAAGCCGGGGTCCATTACGAAGCATTCTGCGACCCGTCGGGCGGTAGCGTCGATTCGATGACGCTGGCGATTGCGCATCGGGAGAAGGATACGGGTGTGCTCGATATCGTGCTAGAGCGGCGGGCGCCGTTTCAGCCGAGCGAGGTGGTAGCACAGTTTGCCAAGCAGTTGAAGGAATACCGGCTGGGGCGCGTCAAGGGCGATCGCTACGGTGGCGAGTGGCCCGCCGAGTCGTTTCAGCAGCACGGTATCACGTACGAAGCAAGCGAATTGACGAAGTCTGATATTTATCGCGACTTCCTGCCGTTTCTTAATTCGGGTCGCGTCGACTTGCTCGACCTGCCGCGCTTGATCAACCAGCTCTGCCGGCTAGAGCGCCGTACGGCGCGGGGCGGGCGTGACAGCATTGACCACCCGCAGGGCGAGCACGACGACATAATCAACGCCGCCGCGGGCGCCGTGCTGTTGGTGATCGGCGAGGTCGATCCGGTGACGCAGATGATCCGGGCCATGGGTATGTAAGCGCGTATGTAAGCGCGCGAAGCGGGGTTACAGGTCGCGTTGTGATGCGATCAATTTAGTCCTACGAAGACGTCACCTGTGAATTTTTCACCATCCGTAGGCTCTGGGTTGTACGTGAGCCGCAGCCCATGCTGTAGCGTTAACAAGGTTGTGAGGTAGATGTCGACCTTGTAACCGCCGTGGCAGAACGAAGTGCGAAAGCCATAGACGACGGGATCGTCGGACGCGCAGATCTTTGGGTTACGCGCGAAATTCGATTGTTCGTCGATCCAGCCTATCACGCGACGGTCGGGAAGGGTAACGGCATAGCCGCCCCGGAAGTCCTTGAGGGTGACGGTGATAGTCGTCATGGTGTTCTCCTGTCTGACATTCACACTATGGCGCTGAGTCGTCCATTTGTAAATGGGAAATCGTTCGATGTCCGAAGAAAAAGCTAAAGCGACCCCCGAGCAGCAACACGAAGTTGTCTCCGGTGAGGTGCGCACCGTCGTTGAACACCTGAAGGCAAATCGCACGACCGCGACCGAAGCGCTTGAGCTCGAAAAGGCCGCGCATCGATCGGTGGCCGACCACGCCGCGTCGAGGGCCTTTCGCTGATCGTGCTTATCGTGGGCGCGTGTATCGTAGCGACGATTATTATCGTTGGATGGTTGAGGCGCTGAGGTGCCACCGCCCGAGGACGATGGTCCGACGCCGGCCGCGATCAATCCCGACGTAGCCCGTGCCCGGCGGGAAGAACGATCAGCGATCCGTCGTCGGAAGAAGGTAACGACGGACGCGGCGACCGCGCGTACGAAGACGACTTTCGACAGTTTCCAGAATTTTGTCGCGAGCGTAGGCGTTGGAACGAATAATGTAACCTCCGCGAGTGGTTACGGGTTTTCGCCGATCACCCGCAACCACATAGAATTGGAATGGATGTATCGCGGTTCCTGGATAATCCAGGTCGCGGTTGATTACCTGGCCGACGATACGATGGCCCGCGGCATCAAGCTGGGGTCCGAGCTCGACCCGGAAGACGGCGAGAAGCTGCTCCGCGCGATACGCAAGTCCGGTAACTGGGATAAGTTGCGTCTAACGCATAAGTGGGGCCGGCTATACGGCGGCTGTATGGCGATCATGATGATCGACGGGCAGGACATGAAGACCCCGTTGAATATCGAGTCGATCCGGCCGGGCCAGTTTAAGGGCCTAATCGTGATGGACCGGTGGATGGTCAACGCCTCGGTCGGCGAACTGGTGGAAAGCCCCGGCGACGACTTCGGGCAACCAAAGTACTATGACGTGCAGGTGGCGATACCGGGCCTAGGCAACGCCCGTGTGCACCATAGCCGGTGCCTGCGGATCGACGGGATCGAGTTGCCCTATTGGCAGAAGGTCTCGGAAAACTATTGGTCCATGAGCGTGGTCGAGCCGCTATGGGACCGGCTGATCGCGTTCGACTCGACGACGCTCGGCGCCGCGCAGCTCGTCTTCAAGGCGTACCTGCGTACGTGGAAGGTTAAGGGCCTGCGCGATATCTTGGGATCGAACGTGATCGCCGAACAGGCGCTGGTACGCAACGCCCAATACATGCGGCAGTTCCAGTCGAACGAATCCATCAGCCTCGTGGACGCCGAAGACGAGTTCGACGCGCAGACCTATTCGTTCGCCGGTTTGCCGGAAACGCTGCAGCAGTTTGCGCAGCAGTTGAGCGGTGCGTTGGGCATACCGCTGGTGCGGCTGTTCGGGCAGAGCCCGAGCGGCTTTTCCAGCGGCGAAGCCGACATATCGAATTACGACGATAACGTTGAGCACCATCAGGAAGCGCGGGTTCGCAAGCCGCTGGATAAGCTCTTACAGGTGTCAGCGCGTTCGATCGGCATTAAGCTGCCCGATACATTCTCGTGGACGTTCAACCCGTTCCGCGTGCTCGACGAAAATCAGAAAGCCGACGTGGCGGAGAAGATCACGCGTACGGTGGGCGATGCCCGCGAGCGCGGGCTGGTAAGCGACCAAGCCGCCGCGAAAGAGCTCAAACAGCAATCCGTGACGACCGGTATTTTCACGAATATCACGGACGATTTTATCGAGCAGCTCGATGATAAGCCCCCGCCGGCCGGTGAGGGCGAGATGGGCGGCGGTGAAGGCGCGCCGGGGATACCGGATATGGGCGCTGGTGCAGGTGCAGGTGCTGCAGGTCAGAACGAAGAACGTTCCGACCAACTGCAACCGCAGATGGAAGAAGATTCTGTCATCCCGCAAGGGCGGACTAACAACTGGCGTCGCGTTCACTTTCACGTGGTAGATGCGGCCCGTGAGCTTATGCTTCACGGCCTGCCGATCTATCTCGAGACGCGTCGCGGCGAAGAACGCCGGGGCCTGCGCGGGTGGACGACGAAGATGCCAGCGGATTACGGTTTCATCCGTAATACCGGCAGCGCCGAGGGGCCGAGCGAGGGCCTGGACGTGTTCGTCGGGCCGGAGCGCGATTCGAAGGAAGTATTCGTGATCGACCAGGTCGATCCGAGTACGGGTGATTTTGACGAACACAAATGCATGCTCGCCTATCCGTCGCGCGTGCTGGCGCTGCGTGATTATCAGCGCGCGTTTTCGGACGGCAGCGGCGCGGCGCGGATCGGCGGCGTGAAGCATATGTCGATGGATCAGTTTAAGGATTGGCTCGAAAACGGCGATTGCACGAAGCCGGTGGCCGCGTGAGACAACTAGTCGACCCGCAACGTCCACGTAACGATATTCACGTTGTGGTGGAAACGTACGCGGAGCGCAAGCGCCGGTTGAGTTATGAACGCTATACGGCGCCGTTGCCGCCGCTGGCGCGGCCGGCGTGGTTCGAGGAGCCGCATTTGCGCGATAAACTGGTGGCTGGTAGATGAGAAATCCCGACTCCTATCGGGCCGCCCGCCGCGAGCGCGCCCGTATCGGCGGCAAGTTACCGGATTGGCGTACGTTATCGCGACGGCAGGTCACGGCGGTAACCGCGGCCAATCGGCAACTCGACCACGACTTAGCGCGGGCGGTCACCGAGGCGTTGCGCGTGGCGGATCAGCTCGTTTAGGGGGCTGTATCGTCGTTAATGATTTCGTAGTCATCGGCGGTGATCGACCATGTTTGGTAAGGCTTGCCGTTGTCGTCGCGGGGATACCGATAATCGCGCACATGTAGCACGACGCCGGCAACTCCCGGCGTCATGCTATCGACCAAGAAAGTCATTCCGACTTGGCCATTGAGCACGCGGCTTAGGCCGCGCTCCGTGAGCTTCACAATCATTTCGGGCACCTTCCATTGTGGTGATCCCAATGTCGGTCTTCCGCTCGAGAAAGTAAATGGTAAAAACGCAAGCGACATCGTTTTTCGACCGTAAACGCGAAACCCTAGCCGAGCGTCACGCGTTCTCGCAGGCGCGGCTCGCGGAGCTCGAATACGGCCGCAAGCTACGGCAGGTAGCGAAGAACGTCGGCGAATACGTTAAGGCTCTGTTTCCGGGTGGCGAGCCGACGCACCCTAGCGCGTTGGCCCAGCTTCATTATACGATGCGCGCGTACGCGCAGCTCTTGCGCCCGTGGGCCACAGCGGTAGGCAACCGGATGATCGCCGACGTCAGTCGCCGGAACGCGCGGGCCTGGTTCAAGGCGGCGGAAAAGATGGAGAGGCCGCTGCGGCGGGAGTTGGCAACCGTTCAGGTCGGCGACGTGGTTCGCGCCCGCTTGAATGCCCAGGTAGCGTTGATCACGAGCCTACCGATTGAGGCCGCGGAACGGGTACATAAGCTCACGCTCGAAGGTATGGTGACCGGCGTGCGCGCCAAGGAAATCGCGGCGGAAATCGCCAAGTCGGGCGAGGTCACCGCGAGCCGCGCCACGTTGATCGCGCGCACGGAGGTCGGCCGTACTTCGACCGAATTCACCCGCGTCCGCGCAGAGCGGTTGGGCTCGACGCATTTCGTTTGGCGGTCGGCGCGCGATCGCGACGTACGTAAGATCCATAAAGCGTTGGAAGGCACGGTACATCGGTGGGACGACCCACCCGTTGCCGGTGAAAATGGTGAGCGGGCTTTACCAGGGGCTATCTATAATTGCCGCTGCTGGCCCGAGCCCATCTTGCCCGACGCAATCTATTGAGCCCCTGGCTCGACCTACCGCTCTGTCTTGGTGTCTTATCGGCCGGCGGCTTCGTCTGGTTTCGTTCGTACCGCGCGGCGTTGCGACGGTATCGCAAAAGTGAGGGAATTATGAAACTTCGCCGTTTCCCGCTGTTTTCGTTCGCCGCCCTGCTCGTGGCGTTGCTGCTCACCGATTCGGGTATGGCCGCGGCGCAGAAGCCGCAGCAAACCTTCGGCGTGCTGCCGTTGCCGAACAGCGGCATCGTGATCAGCCACGTCGAGAGTGTGGCGTCCTCGACGAATTGCAACGAGGTCTTCGCGACGACCGCGTCGCAATCGATCAGCGCGATCTGGGGCCTCAACGTCGTCAACACGAACGCCACGACGTATTACTTGAAATTCTACGATACGGCTACGGTGCCGACGGCCGGTTCGGGTACGCCGAAGCTCGTCTTCGCGCTGCTGCAAAACCAGCCTCTTCAGAAGGGCTATTTGTTCGGCTTACCGTTCAAGAACGGCATCGGCTATTGCATCGTTGGCGCGATCGCGGACGCCGACAGCTCGAACTCGGCGGCCGGTATCTCGGTGGACGTGGCCCACTACTAGGTCATTAGCTCGCGCAGCGAAACGCACGCAAGCTTCATGAAGCAGTTCGCGCTCCTACTATCGGCGCTCCTATTCGTCGCGTTCCCGGCGCTCGCGCAGGCGCCGCAGCCGACCATCGCGTATGTTGTCACTTCGACGGGCACGGGAAGCTTGTCAGCTTCTACGACCTCGGGCAACGTCGCGATTCCCGCGGGCGGTCCGACCCTCTGGGTGCAGAATACGGGGACCGTCCCGGTCTGCGTGGCCCTCGGAACGTCCAGCGCGGTAAAGGCGGTGCTGCCTTGCCCAGCGAGTCCGCCGGTCACGAACATAGCGCCGGGTGCCACGGCGCAGTTGGGCATCGGGTCGAGCACCTACATCGCGGCGATCACCGGGACCGGGACTGCCTCACTCGTGCTGACGTCGGGCTACCTGACGCTGGCGAGCGACACGATAGCCGGGTCGGTGACCGCGAACCAGGGCACACCAAACACGGACGCGAACGCGTGGCCGGTTACGCTCGTTATCGGCGGCGCGCTCAACAGTGCGACGAACGGCACTTACACGAACCTGTTGCAGGGCAACGCGGTCCTGTCGACCACGAATCCGCTGTTCTTTACCCCGGCGACGGGCGCCAATCTGGCCCAGGAGACCGGCGGTAATCTCGCACAGTCGGTCACCGACTTCGGCGCGCCAGGCGCCACGGCCTGCGCGACGGACACGTCGAGCTGCAACTTCAATCAGTTGTTCCAACGCATCGCGCAGCGACTGTCGACGATCAACACGACACTCAATGCGCCAATGCAAACGACGGGTGGCGCGGTAGGGCTCGTCGCGGGTACCGCGAACATAGGTGGCGTGGCGCTGTCGCCGGTCATCACAAATCCGACCTCAACTCTCACGCTTCCAAGCTCAACCTCGGCTTATACCGCTGGGCAGCTTATCGCGAACAATGCGACCGCAGGTTCTATTACGGTACCGAGCTTCGCCATCGCGACGAGCGCGGGCGCAGCGGCGATCCCGCGCCTGCGTTTGTCGACGAACGACACGACCTCGACATCATGGGGCGGCGTTCAGGTGCAGGTTGACCTGTGGTCCGCTGCGCCGACATGGACGAACGGTGATCATGCAACGTGGCTTCCGGCGACCGGCTCGGCTGTGCACCTTGGAGCGTTTACCTGCGCGTTCCCCGGTGCGAGCGGTACGATCTGGGGCGACGGTCTCGCGACCGAGTGTTATCCGCAGGTCGGAAACTTCCCGATGCCCAAGCTCGCGAGCGGTACCTCGATCTTCTGGTCACTTCAGGCACTTACCGCGTCGGGTGTGATCGGCGCGAGCAAGGTGTTTACGCTGACCGCCGAGTTGCAGAACTAAAGATGCGTCGCCTTCTCGCTTCCGCATTGGTCTGGTTGGCGCTCGCCGGCGCAGCGCACGCGCTGCCGACGCAGGCGATGTTTGGTCGGCCGGTACAGTTCTTCGCCGGTAAGCCATTCGACTGCATTTTGACACAGAACATCTGCGCGCAACCGGGACGCGGAACGGGACCGGCCGCCGCGTTTTTGACTACTTCGCGTGCCTCGACGGGCTACAACAGCGATCAGAACGGCTTCTACGTCAGCTTTCCGAACAACGCGCTGCGTTTCGTTTACGGCGTTGGGCCGGTGATCGAGGAAAGCCGGACAAACGACGCGCTCTGGTCGCGCGACATGACCAATGCCGCCTGGACTAAGGTGGGCATGGGGACGGCGAAGAACGCCGTTGGGATCGACGGGACGGCCAATTCCGCGACGACGCTGACGGCGACAGGGACGGCGAGTTCTTGCACGGCATCTTGCACGGCACTCCAAACGATCACGCTGGGTTCCACGGCGGACACCTACTCCGTGTTTCTCAAGCGAGTATCTGGTTCCGGCGCGGTCAATATCACAATCAACAATCTGGTCGGTACGACTGCCTGCACGTTGGTCACGACCGGCTTCAAGCGCTGCACGGTGACGGCGACGCTTGCCAATCCGGTCATTGGCATTCAGATGGCCGGGCTTAATGATGTGATTGTCGCCGACTGGAACCAGATGGAGCCGGGCAGTTTCGTGACGACGCCGATCGGGCCGACGACGAGCGGCTCTGCTGTTCGCGCAGCGGACGTGGTGACGGCGACGACTGTGCCAGCGTTCGGTCCCGCTTATACGCTTTACGCGAGCGGGACGCCGGAAGCGCCGACGAGTTATGGAACGAGCCAATATCCAATTAGCGCGGGGTTGACGTCCTCGACAAATAACTTTGTTGGCATGACTAGAATGTTCAGCAGTGGGCAACCAGTTTTGTTAGTCATAGTTGGCGGTAGCGTGACGGCAAACCAGAGCATCTCAGGTAGCGCTTGGGCCGCAAACGCTTTAGGGAAAGTAGCCACCGCGTTTTCAAGCGGAAATCAAAACGCTACGTTTAACGGGGGGGCTATTTCAAATACGACCGGAAGTATACCTGCCTTAGCAGAAGTTAATATTGGTTCTGTCGTTAATAGCTCTCAGTATTTCAACGGCACTATCTCCCGCGTCGCGCTCTGGCCCACGACGGCGCTGTCGAGCGCGCAGTTGCAGCAAATCACCTCGGGGCCGGGGCCGTGATTTATGTGGCGACGCACTCTGGGGCCGTACGGGCTGATGACCTGCGAAGACTTGATCTTAGAGGAGTTACATCGTGATGTTCAATCGTTTCCTCGCCGCCGCTATCGTCGCCGCGCTGTTGGCGACCCCGCTCACCGCGCCCCGCGCCGAATCGTACGTCGATCGCAACGAGGCCGCGGCCGGCGCGTTTCAGAGTGGTAACGCCCCGCATCACGTTATGCCGTGGGGCGTTATCTACGAAATCCTGGCGACTGCGGCCGGCGCGACCGGTACGGGCGAGCAGACGCTCGGCACGTATTCGCTGCCCGCGAACGCGCTTGACGTGGCCGGGCGTCACCTGCGTATTACGGCCGACTTCGCCAAGGCCGCGAATGGCAATAGCGTGACTCCGAAGCTCTATTTCGGTAGCGAGTCGCTCGCGACCGCGGCCAATACGACCTCGGCCGGGGCGATGAAAATCGTTTGCGACGTGTTGAAGACCGGCGCCTCGACCCAATCGGTCAACTGTTGGGGCCTCGGCGGCACGTCGGGCGTGACGCCGGTTATCTACTCGCAGCCGGCGGCGACGGAAACTGATTCTTCAGCGATTACCATCAAAGCGACCTGCACGGGCGGTACGACCGGCGCCGATTGCACACTTTCTGACTTCGTGGTCGAGTACCTCAATTAGGTTTCATGTCGAGGGATATCGGAAATCGTCTCGCGCAACCCCGGCGTTCTAGCACGGGTCGATAGCAGAATGCGTTTCTACGCTGACCCGGTTGCTTTGGGTTCGAAGCGGGCGTACACGCCCGAGGGCTACCTCGTCATCGAGGACGTGCCCATCGCGAGAACCGGTGACCAGCTCTATGCACCCCACGAAGTAGGCTTGCAGGGCGATAGGGACGGAGTCGTTCGCGTTAGCCGCGAGCCGGAGGAAGTATTCCGACCCGAAACGTTGGCGAGCTGGAATGGCAAAGACGTTATCAACGATCACCCTTCCGACGGTCAGCTTCTCACGACCGATACGTGGCGAAAATATACCTGCGGCACGATGCTTAACCCGCGCCGCGGGACCGGCAACCGAGACGATTTAACGCTGGTCGATTTCGTGGTCAAGGACCCGAAGACGATTCGAGACGTGTTAGACGGCAAGATCGAAGTGAGCGCCGGATATGATTGTGAATATGAGCAGACCGGTCCAGGTCGCGGTCGTCAGTTGAATATCGTGGGCAACCACGCCGCTTTCGTGGACGCTGGCCGGTGCGGAATACGCTGCGCGGTCGGCGACCGCCTACCCCCCAAGTTTCGAACGAGGAGTTCCCTTATGGCCCTTACCGCCACCTTGGACCGCGGCACGACGCGGATTCGCTCGCGCTGGCATCGTTTTGCCGATCGGCTCAACCGAGCGATTTCGACCGGCGACGAAGAAGAACTCGAGCGCCTGGGCGGCGAGGCGGAAACGCTGGCGGGCGAGGAGCATTTTTCCGAAATGTCCGAACCCACCGAGGCCGGCGAAGAGGGCAGCGGCGGCGAATTGCACGTACACGTCCATACGGGCGACGAAGAAGAGGAACCGGACGATATGACGGGTATGGATCGCGGTCGGCGCCACCGTGGGGGCCGGGACGCCCCCGAACCGGGCGAAGGTCTCGACCCCATGGGTGGTGAGCCCGATGGGGACGAGCCGGCGACCAAAGCCGATATCGCGGCGCTCGCGGCGATGATCAAGGATTTGGCGGACATGGACGACGAGGGCGACGACCTCGACGACGAGGAAGCCGAGGGCGGCGAGGTAGCCGATCGACGAATGCAGTTGCGGGATCGTCGGCGCGGCGCCCGCGACGCCATCCGTCGGTTTGCCGACGAGGTCGGCGAAATCGTCGAGACGAAACACAATCCCGATTCGACCGGTCGTAACGACGCGCCGGGCACCGCCGGTTCGGGCGCGAAAGGCATCAAGTCGGAGCCGGTGCATAAGGGCGACGCGCCGGGCGCGAATGATCGGCGTACCGTTGGAGGAAGACGTCGCAGCACCGGCGACGGTGCAACGATGGACAGCCGCGCGCTGCAAAGCGCTTGGGACTTGGCGGTGAGCCAAGCCGAGATCCTGGCGCCGGGCGTCGAGCTTTACGAATCGGGGCGTAAGATCGCGTTCGACGCGGCGGCGCCCGCGACGGTCACCGAACGGCGTATCTGCGCGCTGCGCCGTCGGGCGCTCGACTCGGCGCTGCAGACCCGCGAGGGCCGCGCGGTACTCGACGAGGTGACCGCCGGGGTCACGGTCAACTTGCGCACCGTGGGTTGCGACGCGCTGACGCCTTATTTCAACGCGGCGGTTGGGATCGTTGCCGAGCGTAATCGCAGCGTTACCGCGCGGGTCGCGGCGACCAAGGCGACGGTGGACGCGGGTAAGAACGAGCGACCGTTGAGCGCGGCGGCTACGCCGGCCGATATGAACCGCGTATTCCGGGAACGGTACAAGTCCACGGCGACGCTGCGCTAGTAAGCGCTAAGCGTAGCGCCAGCGCTTACTGTTACCACCGGGTAGCGTCGAAGTAAATCGCGAAAGGAAAAGTTCCAATGGTTTCACTAACTTATCGCATGGGCGCGGGCTATCCCGGTGATTACAATAGAACCGCCGCCGGCCAAACCATCACGCCCGAGGCCGCCAACCCCTCGTTTCCGATCCCCGCTTACGGCTTGCCCGTCAAGTACGTGAGCTCCGGTTCCGGTATTGGGCCAATCGTGAACGGTGATACGTCGGCCGTGGTCATCGGCGTGCTGATGCGCGAGTTCCCGTCGCAGGCGATGCCGCCCAATACGTACGGCGCGGGTCAGTCGCTTTCCGTGCCACCGGTCCCGCCGACGCAGGGGCCGCTCTCGGTCATGCGCCGCGGATTTTGCGTGGTAAACGTGAACGCGGGGTCGAGCGCCGCGGCGGTTAAAGGCAACCCGGCTTACATTTGGACCGCGGCGGCCTCGACTGGCCACCTCGTGGGCGGTATCGAGGCGACCGAAGTGCCCGGCTCGACGATTCTGTTTCCCGGCGCGACGTTTCGCGGCGGCGTTGATAGTTCAGGAAATGTTGAACTAGAATGGAACCTTTAAAGAACAAAAGTAACCGCCGCGCTATGCTTGGCGCTTACTAGCAACCCTCCCGATAGGAATTTTTCGAAATGATGCTAGATTTCACCAGCGCTCGCGGGTTGGGCGCCGCCGCCACTATGGATCGTGGCAATCCGACGTTCGACTCGACTGGTGTTTTCTTCGTCAACGAGCTCGAACGGCTTGACATGACTTTGCACGAGCCGCAAGTAAATATCACGTGGCAGCGCGATATTGACCTGCGCGAGGACGTGACGATCGGCGACGACAGCGCGTCGTTTACCGTTTCGAATTACGGGTCGCCGGGCGGTCTCACCTCGACCGGTATCAATTGGATGTCCAAGGACGCGGACGCCATCACCGGGCCTAGCGTTGATATCGGCAAGACCGCGCAACCGCTTATCCCTTGGGGCACCGAGGTTCGGTACACGCAGCTCGAAGTCGAATCGTCCAAGCTGGCCGGGCGCCCGATCGACGCGCAGAAATATGCGGCGATGCAGCTCAAGCACCAGATGGACATTGACCAGATGGTGTATATCGGAGATTCGACCTACGGGGCGGGTTATACCGGTATGGCGAATGCGGCGGCGGTTACGGCGTCGTTCGCCGCGGTGGGCGCGAGCGGTTCCACGCTTTGGATCAACAAAACCCCGACCGAAATTCTCGCAGATATCGATGCGGTCTGCGTCAATACGTGGATCGCGACCGGCGGCGCGGTGTTCCCGGATCGGGTGCTGATCCCGTTCGCCCAAGAGGCGTATATTGCATCGCAGTTGATCAGCGGCGCCGGCAGCGCGTCGATCCTGTCGTTCGTGCTGGCGAACTCGCTTTGCAACCGACGCAACGGTCGGCCGCTCGATATCCAATCCACGAAATGGATGCTCGGGATCGGGGTCGGCGGGACCCAGGGCGTCGCGGGTACGGTCGATCGGATGATGGCCTATACGCGCAACCTTAACTTCGTGCGATACCCGATGACGGGCATGGTACGGACGCCGGTGCAATACCGCAGCCAGTTCATCGCCAGCACCTACATGTGCAAACTCGGCATCATCGAGGAAGTTTACAGCGAAAATTCTTACTATCTTGACGGAATTTAGGTTACCAGGCATGGGCGATGGCGGCACGGGACGATTCAGAAAGCTCCGCACAAGCTTCGGATCGGCTTATCGTCGCACTTGATGTCCCGAACTTCAGCGCTGCAGAGGTTTTGGTCGATGGACTAAACGGAGAAGTATCCTTTTACAAGATCGGGCTGCATCTACAACTTGATCGCGGTCTACACAGATTATTTGAAAAGATTGTGTCAGATAGAAAACATATTTTTCTAGATTTCAAGACGTTCGACATTCCAGCCACTGTAGCTGGGGCAGTACGTGCCGCGTCGGCGCTTGGAATCGATTTTATCACTGTAACCGGACAACGGGCAATAGTTGAGGCTGCCGTGAGCGCCCGCAGCAATGGGCTAAAAATTTTAGTTGTTACCTTGCTTACAGGGATGAACGAACAGGATATGTGGCACGATTACGGTACGAAAATGCCTATGAACGAATTTATCGCTCAACGTGCGCAATTTGCGGCCAGCGCGGGTTGCGATGGTGTCATTTCGTCCGCTCAAGAAGTGAGCCTTATCCGTGACGCTGTGAAGGGTCGACCAGATTTTTTGATTGTAACACCCGGCATTCGCCCGAGGGGTGTTGATGTGGACGATCAAAAACGGGTGGCTACGCCATATGAGGCAATTAGGAACGGGGCCGACTATTTGGTCGTGGGTCGTCCCATCATCCACAACCCCCATCCCTTGGAAGCCGCTCGCGACATTCTTCGTGAAATGGATATGGGGTTCGAGACACGGCTAGTTCAATCATAGGAGCCTAATCCCCGATGCTCATCCTAAACCTCCCCCGCCCGCTCGTGTTGAAATTCAGCGGCGCGTTTTTCGCGCTGGACCGCGTTCCCCATCCGACGACGCGGGACAAGGAGACCGGTGACGCCGTTATCGTCGACAATCCCCTCAAAAGATTTTCCGGTCAGGAAATGCACCTGCACCAGGGCATCAATACGGTGGTGGACGAACTGCGATTCGACCCGCGCATCCAGCGGTTTATCGTCGATCCGCAATCGGCGGAAGCGCAGCCGATGGCGCCGAGCCCGCCGAAGATTCCTACCGAATCGGTGGCGCAACCGGCGGTAGCGGTGGCGCAGCAAAAGGCAAATACTAAGTAAAGCCGTCGTTCCTCACTCCGTTTTGGAGCTAACCGATGATCCTTCTCAAACTCCCCCGCGACATCACGGTCAGTTTTACCGGGGCCGGCGTTCTGGCGCATAACGCGATGCGCGCGCTCAGCGGCCAGATCATGCACCTCAAGGAAGGTTTTAATCGGGTCGCGGACGAGGTGGCGCAGCATCCGATGCTGCGTCCGTTCGTGGTGGACGACAGCGCGTTGCCGGAACCGGTCGAGGAGAAGACCGTAATCGAAACGGCGGTACACGAGCCCGAGCTGGAACCGCCGACGTCGGTAGCGAGTCTGATGGCGACGTCGAACGAGCCCGACGCCGATGCCAAAGCCGTGGAGCGAGCTAAGATGGCGTCCGCGGACGCCGAAGCCGCCCGCCGTGCGGCAGTTGGCGCGCAAAGCGGGGCGACTGGAACTATCGGCCCGACCGGCGCCACGGGAATGACAGCCGGTCCGACCGGTACGACCGGAATGACCGGCGCCACGGGAATGACCGGCGCCACGGGAATGACCGGTACGACCGGAATGACCGGCGCCACGGGAATGACCGGTACGACCGGTTCGACCGGAATGACCGGGACTACCGGTTCGACCGGCCCGAGCAACGCGTAATTCGATGCCCCTGACCCCCGCCAAACCCGGTACGCCCGGTTTCAGCCGTAACGTTTCGGAAATGGTTAAAGCCGGTCACCCACGGAAACAAGCGGTGGCTGCGGCTTTTCGCGAATCGAAGAGCGCCGACGCGGAGAGCGTCCGCATTGCCCCGCGCCCAGCTTCGGTTCGCGTATTGGGCGGCGCCAGCGATCCGAAAGAACAAACGCTGCAGCCCGTTACCGCGTACCGCCCGAGCGAGTATCGTCAGGCCGCCGGCCAACCGTGGGGAGTACCGCCTAACCCTGCGGCCGAACCGGGATACGCTCCGATCGTCAGTAAGACCCCACACGAGGCGCAGTCAAGCCACCCCGCGCCGCCGTTTCCCGGCGAGCCGCTACTACGGGTCGCGAGCGCGGCGGGTAACGACCGTCGCACGGTTCCCGTGTTGGGCGCGAGCGACGCCGATACCGGTAGCGTGCTTCCCGATTCGATGACCGGCGGATATAAACCGCCGCCGGAAACTCATGCGTCCGGTAATATCTTACCGGATAGCATGGTCACG